GTGATATGATTCCACCTAAGAAATATTATTTAAAATATATCAAAGGTAAGAAAGCAAATGATTACGAAGATTGGGTAGTTGATTTAGTAGTTAAAGAATATACATGTTCAACCAAACACGCCAATGAATACTTAGATATTTTATATACAACAAGAGAAGGTAGAGAACAAATTAAAGGTATGTGTGAAAAGTATGGAGTTGATAAAAAACTAATAACATCACTTAAGTTAAAAATCTGATAATAATCATATGTTCTTTTATACTTATATAGGTAAAAGGAGTTAACATATGAAAGCAAAGTTATTAGAACTAAAGCAAAATTGGAAAGATACATTAGCGTTAGGATTTCTATCGTTATTTGGAGTATGGATTGTTGGAGCATTATTGTTTCAATTAACAATGGTGGGTATTCACTTTTTTGGTGATACTGGAGTAGAACAACAAATCGCAAATGAAATTAGTTGGAAAATTGATGGTACATTCAAAAATAGTCCAGGTAATATTTGGTACGATGCGGATGACCAAATTTGGGTAACCGGTGTAACTAATGAAGTTAAGATTGGTAAATTAGCAGGTAATAGAAAATTAGAATTTGGTGTTAAAAACATTTTAGAAGAATACCTACAAGAGAAAGGATATAACCTATCTCCAACCGCACCAAATAAATTAGCAGTTCAAATTATATTTTTAGATGTTCTTACTACAAAGAAAAATATTTCTATTTTCCATAGTGGAAAAGAAGAAGTAGTTATTCGTTTAAGAGGTGTTCTAAAATCCGAAGGGAAAAAGGATAAGGTGGTTATAGTAGAAGAATCCTCATCTGAAATTTCAATGAGCACATTGATAGTTGATGAAGGTGGTAGTTTTAATCAAACAAGTTTAAGTAACGCACTTAAAAAAGGTTGTGATAAACTAATCACTAAATTATCAGAGGCAAAATAAAATGAAGAAATTCTTTATTATCGTAGGGATAACAATACTATCCTTATTAGCATTTACAACAAATGCACAATTAACAATCAACCAATCAGTAACTCCAACAACGGGGTTAAAAGTTGGTGACACAATTTCAGTAAAGTATACAGTTGCAAGAGGTACAACCACACCTCGTTATTTTTGGTTAAGATACCAATTTAACAATAAAGCATTGGCATATGTTTCAACTACGTTCTCACAAGGAACATCGGTTCAAACATTCTATACGGGTTGGACATCTTATAAATTTACAGCAAGTACTGCAAATAGTATTACTGCTAAAGATTTATATGCACAATACTTAGTATCACCCTGGTCTTACACAACTAACGCAGATTGGAATGTAGGTCAATTGACTGTACAAAGAACTGATGCATCAATCAACGGAGATATTGCAACTCAAAAATATGTAATTAAAGATTTGGGTGTATATACCGATATTCACAAATTAGATTTATCACATTCAATTGATGCAACAAGTGCATACATTACTCCAATTACAACTGACCCAGGTACAATGTCTTTATCAAATGTAACGGGTAACACATCTCAATTCAAAATAAGAGTTTTATTCCCAACGGGGTATGATATTACTGCACATAGTATTGCATTATTTCCAATAAAAACCGATGGTACTATTGATTTTAATGTAACACCAATTGCAACTAAAGTGTTGGATGCAAGTGGTGAGGCAACATTTACATCAGGAGTTAAAGTAGGTGATAGTTTGGCAGTTTGGATGTATGGTGCAACTGGAAAAACTTTTATGAATAATATCATAACTGTATCGGATGCATATAAAGCATTTTTAGGTATCTCACAAACTAATATCAATGGTACTGCTACATATTTTACAAGACCTGTATTAGAAAAGAACATAGGTTTAATTACAAAGAATAAAGGTGTGTTTAGTGAAAGTGACTCATACAATATGTTTGCATATGTAATGGGAGTTCCTAATGTAAAAGATAGTGCATGGATACCATTGAGTACAAATGGTGGTCAATTCAAATGGTTTAGTGGATTATTAAATCAAAGTTGGTTAGATGGTGTTCCTACTTATAAAACAAAAATAACAAGTTCAAATCAGGCGGTGGATATGGTTTATGCATGGGGTGGTGATTTGGATTGGTCTCATTCATCACATCCTGATACAATTGCAAGTAGAGTTTCTACTGGAAATTATTCCAATTCAATTAATGAAAAAAGTACATCAACGATTAAGTCATTTAGTGTTCAATCAATGGCATATACTCAAGCAATTGAAAAAGCAACATTGGGTTTGGCATCTACAATGGTGAATGGTAAAGTTGTATTAACAGGTACATTAACAAAAGAAGGATTGGCAGGTTTACAAGTAATTTTACAATACGATAATACTAAATTAACTTTTGACAATATTTCATTTGAGGCGGGTTCGGGTGTAACTAACTTTTCAACAAACGAAGATGGTAGATTAACATTTGGTTCAATGGACCAGACAAAACTTGGTAGAATTAAAACGGGTACTCCATACAAATTAACATTTACTCCAAAAGAAACTATAACAAATACTGCAGGTTTATTCTATACAGTTTTAGCTGATGCAGTTGACGGAGCAGGAAATAAGATTAATTTAATAGTTGAATAGTATGAAGAAAATCGTTACAATCTTATTTTTATTTATATCATTTTTAGGGTTTGGTCAGTCAGTAACGGCACCAGACCCTAAATCATTTGTTGTCAACACTACGGGACAAGATGCAAGTGGTTTTGAATTAACTGGATTTAGTGCAACATCAACTTTACTTACATCAATCAGTTTAGTTAATCCTCCATCTGGTACAACATTTTATTTAGGAACTACAACGGGTTTAACTGCAGCAAGTGGATTTACTTTAAGTGGTAATAAAACTCGTTTAGTTATAACGGGTACAATGGCTAGTATCAATACGGCATTAACATCTCTAAAAATCAACACAGGTACAATAATAGGTGATGTTAATATTTCAGTAGCAGCAACTGTAAATCCTGTTGGTTATTTCTACAATGGTGTTAATGGACACTTTTATAGACCCATATCAACCGGAGCAACATATACAAATGCAAGAGCCGCATCTTTATTAACAACATTCAAAGGACAGACAGGATATTTGGTAACAATTACTTCTGCGGATGAAGATGCTTTTATATTTGCTAATGTTCCTCAATCTAGTATTTGGTTTGCATTAACGGATGAAGTAAGTGAAGCTAGATGGACAATTGATGCGGGACCTGAAAAAGGAACTCTAATTAAAATCAATAATGGGCAATTAAACGGAAACATTCCTGGTCAATATAATAACTGGGCACCGGGTGAACCAAACAATTCTGGTGGTGAGCATTACGCAGTTACTAAATGGGGTGGTGGTTCTCAATGGAACGATTTACCAAATCATTTTAATTGTGCTTATGTAATTGAATATGGAACTTGGACTAATCCCGATGACCAAACATTTACTGAATTCTATACTAATAGTGTTACTCACTCAAACGGACAAACTATAAAAGCTCTATTTGGATTTAAGTTTGGTAGTTCGGTTGATAAGAGTAAATTTTCAGCACAGATATTCAAAAGAGATGATAACACATCCAATTGGACGGCAGCTGATGGTTACAAAACATTAAGTGGTTTAGGTAAAGTATATCTTTCAAACCAAATAGATACTGCAAAGATTTATACAACTGGTATTCAATTGGCAGCAGGAACATCCGATATGCAACAATTTAGTGAAGCAGATATTGGTAAGATATATAGAATAACAATAACAGGTACAACCGGTGGAGCAATATGGGGAACTGATATTTACACAAGTGATACATATATTCCTTGTGCAGCAGTTCACGCTGGGTTTATAGCAAACGGAGAAACAAAAGAAGTTTATATTAAAGTAGTACAAGGATTAAGTGAATATATTGGTTCAACTCGTAATGGAGTATCAACATCAGGTTATGGTGGATGGGGATTGAGTTACCAATTTGTATCGGCACCATCCTCATATAAAGCAACTATATCTCCAGGTGGTGTTGAATGGTCTTACACAAATCCAAATGCAAGTTGGTTGAGTGGTAATAGTAGATTGTTAATTGATATGAGACAAATTGTAAATGTAGACCCTACTAAAATATCAAAAGTAAAAATATTAGATGCATATGATGGGCCTGTTACATATACATCACACGACAATAATGGTTGGGCAATATACACCGTCCCATCACCATTAACAAAAATTACCGATGGAACTTCTGCATATACTCAATATATTAGAAATGTAAATGGATGGAATACCGATTACGCATTTCAATGTGGTATTGGACTAACTCAAGTTGGTGCATTCAAACAACACAAAATGGAATTGAATGAATATGATAGTGTTCAATTGAGAACTTTATATAATAGTGTTGTAACGGTATCGGATGTTTATTTGGCATTTAAGGAATTGGCAAATGGTGGTATATTTGGAAATCAAAAAGGAAATGAATTTACATATGGTATTCAGTATATAAATGCAGATGTAAATGATGATGGATATTTTAACGAAGCAGATTGTTTCAAATTATTACAAAACTTAACCGGTGTAAATAATTTAGTTAGTAGTTACACATTAGACAATACCATAAAAGTAATGCCGGACTCAATCTATAATTTAATAGGTAAGTCAACATGGAACTCATTCACATCATACAAAGGAAAAACATACTCATTCAGTTTATTAGATGATGTAATAAGTTATAACTACGATTTGGCAGTTAGTTGGAAAGGTGATGTAAACTTATCACATTCAGCAACACCACCATCAAATAATATAACTACAATGTCGGTTAGAACGGCAATGAGTACACCAATATCAAATGAAATCAACGCATCAATCCTAACGGAAATAATTGGTGATAGTATTTACGCATATATTACAATAGACCCACTACAACAAAATGTAGTAGGTACTCAATTCCAATTAAACTATGATAATTCGGTGTTAAAATATAATGGAGTACAATTT